AAAAACTACACATTAAATCACATGATGGAGAGGGTTAAGATTTACAATGAAGAAAATTTTAATTATGAGATGCTCACGATACCTTTAAAACAATGTCAAATAAATTTCTAGCTGTTATAAAATTAAATACTGGAGAAGAAGTTATTGCAAAGATTCAAAAAGTTGAAGAGTTTGATATAATATCTTTGGATTGTCCAGCAATGATCGGACACTCATCGTTCTCCCGAAAACCAGGCATTAGTATTATTAAGATTGAACCTTGGATTAAAACAGGAAGAGAACAAACATATATAGTGGAGATGAGTAACATTATCACTACATGTGAGATTACTGATGAAGAAGTGATCTCTGCTTATAATAATTTCGTAAAAGCATATTACGAAACTGAAGTTCCTAAACTGAAACCTAAACCAAAAATGACAAAAGAGATGGGTTACATATCTAATGTTAAAGATGCCCGTAAGAGCCTAGAGAATATCTTTAAGAATAGCTAATCCGTCCCTTTGAACCCTTACAGAGTTATTGTAATAGTTTTTAAGGGTATTGTCAAGCGTTGTAAAATAGTGTATAATAATGTTATGAATGAACAACACAAACAATGCCTTCCATGCCAAGGACAAGAAAAAGATCGGAACATTATGTAAATAATAAAGAGTTCCTTGCAGCTATCATTGAATACAAGGATAAAGTTGCCTTAGCTGAAGCTAGAGGTGAAACAAAACCAGTTATCCCAAGATATATTGGTGAATGTTTCTTAAAGATTGCAACTCATTTATCTTTTAAACCTAATTTTGTAAATTATATGTTTAAGGATGATATGGTATGTGATGGTATTGAAAACTGTGTTCAATATATAAACAACTTTAATCCAGAAAAATCTAAGAATCCTTTTGCATATTTTACTCAGATTATACATTATGCTTTTCTAAGAAGAATACAAAAGGAAAAGAAACAACTCGAAATTAAAACTAAAATTATTGAAAGATCTGGTTACGAAGAAGTATTTACTGTCGATGGTGACATGACAGGTAGTAGTTCTGATTACAATCAAATTAAAGATTCAGTGCAAACACGCATGAATTATCAATGATAAATTTTCTATTAGACAATCATGAATTTCTTGGCAATCATTCTATTCCTGAGTTTATTGTGGGTTATATTTTCGCTGCGGCTCTTATCATTGGGGCTCCTGTAGTATTTCTCATTATATCTTTTATGTCAGCACTTATGAAAACAAGTGGTAAAATGACAGGATATAAAGAATATGAAAAATATGGCCCATCATCTTGTAATGATGCACCACCTTTCATTCTTCCAGATCCCACAAAAAAATGATTAAGTCAGCACTTAAATATCTAAAAGAAATTAGAGATAGTGCGAAGTATCTATTAGATGGTCTTTCAGTAACTCTTGATCACATGGGTCGAAGACCTGTAACAGTTCAATATCCTTATGAAAAACTCATTCCTTCTGAACGTTACCGTGGTCGTATTCACTACGAGTTTGATAAGTGCATTGCTTGTGAAGTTTGCGTCAGAGTTTGCCCAATAAATCTACCTGTAGTAGATTGGGTAATGAATAAGGAAACAAAGAAGAAAGAATTAAGAAACTATTCAATTGATTTTGGTGCTTGTATTTTTTGTGGAAACTGTGTAGAATATTGCCCAACTAATTGTTTATCGATGACAGAAGAATATGAACTTGCTACATTTGACAGACATCAACTTAACTATGATAACGTCGCTCTTGGACGATTGCCCACTAATGTTACAACTGATCCCTCAGTTAGGGCTATGCGTGAATTATCTTACTTACCAAAAGGAGAAATGGATCCTCATACAGTAGATCCATCAGCTCGTAGAGCTGGTAAATTACCAACAGAAGTATTAGACTGGATGAAAAATGATTAATGATTTTCTAGACAACCTTGCTGCACATCAATACCAAAAGATGCATCAGAAAAAGAAAAAAAGAGAAGAGACTGTGGATGACATGGCAATGATCGATGATCAATATGCTCATCACTTTCGTAATTATGATGATGAAGAATCTAAATGAAAATTGCAATTATTACTGATCAACACTTTGGAGCAAGAAAAAATTCCAAATTGTTTCATGATTATTTTTTAAAATTTTATGAAGATATATTTTTTCCAACTTTAATTAAAGAAGGTATCACAACCATAGTTGATATGGGTGATACTTTTGATAGTCGAAAAGGTGTTGATTTTGTATCCTTACAATGGGCAAAGGATAATTATTTTGATCGGTTACAAGAATTAGGTATCGTTACACATACTATTGTTGGAAATCACACTGCATATTATAAAAATACAAATGATCTAAGTGGTGTGAATTTACTTCTTAGAGAGTATGATAATATTAAAATATATTCAGAAGCTGAAGAAGTTAAGATAGATAAAACAAAATTTTTATTTGTACCTTGGATTAATTCAGAAAATCAAGAGAGAACTTTAGAAGTAATTGAAGATAGTGATTCTCCATGTGTAATGGGACATCTTGAATTAAATGGTTTCATGGCAACTCGTGGTCATTATATGGAACATGGTATGGATTCTCATGTGTTTGATAAGTTTGATCGAGTCTATACAGGACACTATCATATGAGATCGAATCAAGGAAATGTATTTTACTTAGGTAATCCATATGAAATGTATTGGAATGATGTGAATGATCGTAATCGTGGATTCCATCTTTTTGATACAGATACTCTAGAACATACTCCAGTCAATAATCC